GCAACTTCACATAGCGCCAAGCGGCGTTGTTGTTCACGAAATACCAGCCGAGGACGCGCCCCGCGCCCGCGCTCTTGACCTGTGTGGCGTTGGTCGTGGCGGCAGACACAATGTGCGTGCGAGAGGCCGCGCCCGTGGCGTTGGCACGATACTGCACGCCTACATCGCCAATAACGTTCGTCGATGCCGATACGTTCGCCGTGACCGTGCCGCTGACGGTCACCGAGCCGGATGAAACTGTGACAGCCTGCGCCGATGGGAACGTGACAGATTGCGCGGCAGGGAAGGTGACCGGAACAGCCGCCTGCTGTCCGAGCGGCCTAATGCCAGCAATGTAAGTCGGGACGTTGCAGTTTTCCTCGACCGCCACAAAGCCGACCGTCCAAGTGGTCGTGGATGCGGGGGCGGTGGCGCCGTTAAACGCCCAGAGGTAAAAATAAAGTTCTACGTCATCGTCGGGTATGTGTTCGATGCGTGATGCGCGGGTCGTGACGGTCGGCGCGGTGCCGGATGCAACGAGCGTGTCGGCCCAATTGATGTTCCGACCGTCCGCGTAAACTTGCATCACATGACCGGGCGAAGCCGTCGTGTTGATGGTCGCCGTCGTGTCGCCCGAGTTCCACCCGCGCCGCTGCGCGTCCACGCCAGCGTTGGTCGCCGTCGTGCCCGAATACAGGGTGCGAATGTAATTCCAGCCGAACAAGTCAACGGTGCAGGAGCCGGAAGCAGGCCAGCCCGAAACCGTGAAGTTGATGGTGTCAACGCTTGGAATCGACGCGATGGCGTAGCGCCCCGGAACGCCATTCGCGCCGTTGACCGCGCCGACGAACATGAACTGGCCGACGTTGTTGGCGGTGAAGCCGTGCGCGGCCTTTGTGACCGTGATGGAGGTCGCGCTGTTGATGGTGCAGGACAATCCCTCGCCGATCAGGTCAGCCAGTACCGCCACAAAATTGTTGTTGGCGATGCGCTGCGAGAGGATCGTCTTGTGCCGCGCCGTAAACGAGCCGCGAAAAGCCTGCGTCGAGCGCGCAAGAAATTCGCTGTTTGCCGTCGTGCCGGTGGTGACAAGCAGGTTGCTCGACCCCTGCGTGACGCCCATGCCCGTGCCGAGGCGGCGCTGCGTAAACTCGGACGCAAGCAGGCTTGACCCGGTGTCCGCAAAGCCCACCGACCAAATGTCCGCAGGAGACTGACGCACCACCGCGCCCGCATCGCCGGAGAGCGGATCGTCGGTCCGCACGCGCATATGCGTGGTCGAGTCGGCAAGGCCGTCCGACAGCTTCATGCGCTGATATTGCGCACCAGAGATGTCGTCCGTTGCGACGCTCTCGCCAGTACCCGGCAGGACTACATTGTCAGTCATGGTTTTAGCTCAGGGTGATGGCAGCGCCAGTAAAGTCAACGGTAAAGGTTTCGGTGTTCGCCATCGTGATGGACGACCCGTAATCCCACCATCCGATGAGCGGATCGCCCGCTACGGTGTCGTCGTACAGCACGACATAGCGGAACGGCCCGACGCTGCCGGATGCCGTCATCACTAAGTCTGCAAGGACAAGCGCGAAAGTGCCGCCCGTCTGCGATCCGCTCGTCGTGGTGACATTGCGCGACGAGAGGTTCGTGTAGGAAATCTGCGTGATGTCAGCCAACACGCTGTTGGTCGCCACCGGGGCAGTGTTCGTGAGCGCGATCACGAATTGGTCAGTGCCGAGGTTGGCGGCCTCAGGCATGGTTTCTGCCCACGCGTTGAATTTGTTATACGTCGCCATGATTTACCTTAGTTAATCGCAGGCGCGCCCGGAGGCCCAATTTGAACGGAAGGGGAAGGGTCGTCATCGATCTCGCGCACCTCGACAATCTCGCCAGACTGGTCGCGGATCGGCACTCGGCGGCGCTTCTGCGTGACCGCGCGCAAAAGCTGATCCATCTGCGCGGCGTTGCTCTGCGACATTTGCCCGATGGAAGCCGCAAGGCCGTCGAGCTGCATCACAGGGTTCACCTTCTGCACCATCGCCATCATGTCGGCGATTTGCTGGTACTGCGCCGCGACCTGATCGAACCTGGCCTGCATCTCGACCTTCTGCAGCTCGACCGTCGCCTTGAGCGCGGCCACCTTCTCGTCGCTCTGCGACTCGAGCATCGCGATGCGCTCGTTCGACTTGATCTTCTCGGCCTCGAGCTTGAGCTTCTCGAGCTCGGGGTTCGGCGCGGGCGGCGGCGGGTTCATCAGCTGCTGCTGCATCGCCGCGACCGCCTGGTCGAGCACACCCTCGATCTCGCTCGAGACGCGGAACTTCGATACCGCCCATTGCATGAGACGCAGCAGGAACGGGCCGGCGCCGGGCGTCGATTGCGCCACCGGCGAGACCTGCGAGATGAATGCGCCCAACCCCTGCATGAACTGGACTGCTGCGTCTCGCTCGGCGGCCCAGTCCATCGCCGCCATGCTGTCGGCCTCGACGCTGATGCGATACTCGGCCAACTCGGTGTTCTTCAAGAGCCCGATGGCCGCCATCGCGACCGCCGCATCCGGCGTGCGCTCGATGTTCGAGGCGCGGATGATGGTCTCGGGCTGCCAATGCTTGGCGATGATCTCCGCCTTGATGCGCAGCGCGTGCGTGATCCACTCGGCGATGTAGAACTGCGAGAGCTGGATGCGCGTCGAGCCGAATTGCGCCTTGATCTGCTGCGCCGCCGCGGTCTCCGAGGCGCGCGAAGCGCCGCGCATGATGTCCGAGATGCCGAGCACCTCATAGATCTGCTGCGTCTTGTCGGCGCGGTACTGGCGCAGCCGGTCGATGCAGTTGACCACCGCCTCGATGGGCACCCACTCCATCTTGCCCTTGATGCCGCCGGCCTCGGCGAACATCGCCCAGTTGTCCACCGGGATGAGCTGGTTCTCGCTCGCCTGCAAGAGCACCCGGCCGACCGAATCGCCCGCGCTCTTGTCGTACACGCCGACCACCTTGGTCGCGCGCGTGAGCCAGGTGATGCGCGTGTTGATCTCGTCGAGCTCGTCGAACTGGTCCTGCGCGAAGACGTAGTCGGCGCGCGGGATGAAGTTGCTCGAGGTGACGTTCGCCACCAGAGGCTTCGGGCAGGGGAAGAAGTTCTCGAGCCCGAGCGGGTCGTCCTTGTAGTCGAGGATGGTGTCCATCCCCTTGGCGTACCAGTAGACCTTGCGATTCTCCTTGCACCAGATCTCGAAGACCTCGGCGCGCGCCCACGGGTCGTTCTTCGGCTGCTGCTCGCCCTGCTTGGCCTGCCGGCGCACCATCGGCACGACCTTGGCGATCTCGGGGCCGAAGCGCGCCTCGAGCTGCTCGCGCGTCATGTACACGCGCCGCGCCACCCAGCGCACCTCGCCCCATGTGCGCGCCGGGGAGTACAGGAAATCCTTCCAGAAGACGTAATCGCAGGGCGCATCCTCGTCCACGATGCGCTCGACCGTCTGCGCAGGCGCAATCTCGACGCCCGTCAGCGGGTCGAACTGCGCCGGGACCTCCTCGAGCGCGGTCTCGACCTCGTAGCGCAGCCACACCTGACCCGCGCCGACCACGAGCCAGTCCTCGATGCCCTGGCGCACCGCCGCATCCCACGCCGAGATGTTGTCGTCGAAGGACTTGTTCAGCAGCCGCTGCAAGATCTGCCCGGCCACGCGCGCCTGGTCATCGTCCGAGTCCTGGAATGCGCGCGACACCGAGGCCTTCGGCGGGCGCGCATAGAGCATCGAGAGCAGCACCTTCACCGTGGACCAGAAGAGGTTCACGCGCGATTCGGCCTTGCCCCACTCGTCGCGCTTGTCGAGATAGCGCTCGACGATCTTGTCGCCGTCCTCGTGGAACTTGCCGAGCTCCTTGACCGCCGCCTCGATCTCCGTGCCCCAACGCCGCGCCATGCCGCCCGGCGTGTCGGCGAAGTCCTTGGTCGTCTCGATGCGCTCGGAGCTTTCCATCAACCCACCCGTCCGCTTTGCCGCGGCCTGCAGTCCCAGATGTCATCCAGCGTGAACCCGTAGTGCTGACCACTACGCGGTGCGATAGTAGCATCACCCCTTGACAAATTGCCAGAAACTGGTTTTGCGGCCAGCGCCAGGTACCGGAAGGCGTCCGCCGCGTGGCTGTGCTGGTCGTGCTTCGGGCGGTTGCGGAAGGTCTGCGTCCGCTCGTCCCACTCGCGCATGTACGCCCGCAAGTGCTCGATGCCCTCGTAGGTCGCCTTCTCGTTGAACCAGCACTTCGGCAGCGTCAGGCGCGCCGCCTCGATGCCATCC